TTTTCTCATAATCATTGATTCTGTTATAGGTTCTCGACTCAGAGGATGAGTTCCACCAGTTTCAACAAGTTGCACTAACGCATCCTTATCATATAGAGAGCATATCTCAGCACCTCGTGAGTTTCTCATGAACACTCCAGTCTCAGGTGTGTCCAGCGTTATCGGGCATGTCAAAAATGACTCCGGGCAAGAAAAGTGATTAGAATCCGTTCCAAATACACAAGAATTTATTTTTTCCATTAATATTTTATTACCTGTTTTATTTTCTCTGTGTTCTGCCATGACACTCTGAAAATAGTTATTAACACTACTTAAAAAATCGACACCTCCATTTAATTGCCTTTCCAGAGCCACAGCCCTTCTATCCATTCGATGCTCACGCCCCAATAGCCTATCCAGTAAGCCTCCTCTCACCGGTTCAACTGAAAATCCATCCAGTAGTTGGACATAGTGAACAGAATATTGGCCACTACCAATGGATATTCTTATTCCACTTTCAAGTCTGGCTGCATCCTGCAAAGACTGTACTCTTGCAGGAGATAATTGAGATATACTTGGGATACTTAAGGTGGTAACAGGCATAAAAACCTCATTCAGTAATTCATATCAGTTTGCAGGATGTTTCATTAAATAAAATAAATGGTAATGTTCATTTCAATTACCCTTTATAATGAAGTTTCCTCTGGTATCGTCATAAATGCATTCTTCATGTTTTACAATTATTGATGCCGTTATTGGTTCCCGGGTCAGTGGGTGGGGTAAGCCTTCACCAACCAAACGAGAAAATGCAGCGGCATCAAATAAAGTACATACATCTGAACCATCTGAATTCTTCACAAAAATACCTTTTTCAGGCTGCTCCAGTGTAATTGGACACTGAATAGCCTCAAGCGGGCACTGAAGTCTCTCTGGACAAACAGAAAACTTACATTGAGATATTTTGTTCTGAATACTCTCTTGCGATTGTGCTTCACCTGAGTCCGAAAGCATACTTAGCATTCTCTCACCAAGGGCTCGAGGACCACTATTAAATCCCAAAAGCAATAACTCAGAAAGCAATCCGCCATTACCGCCACTGGATGAAAAGCGCCCATTAGTAGAATCATACACAATACTGACAGTTTCACCACCGACTGTAATATCTCCGCGCCCATTGGCTACAATTCGGGCACGAACAACCTCCACCCCAAGATTAAATGAATGTGATCTAATATCTGAGGTTAATGGCATAACAAAGCTCCCTATTTTAATTTGAACTCCAGACTTAAATAGCTGTAACAAACATCCCCCATACGTGACAACAAAAAACCGGAGCCGGACTCCGGTTTTTGTGAAGCTGTCGGCTATTTCATCCCGCCAATATTTTCCCACGTCCCGTCAGCACGCAGGATTTGCAGCGGTCTTACCACACACTGTATCTGCTTTTTATCCGCATCCAGTATCACCACCTGCGTGATTACCCTGTCCTGCTCCGGGATAATACCATTCTCATCTGACTCCAGGATGTCTGCCGGCCCCAGTCGCAGCTGTGCTGTAAGTAACTCCCCGTGTTCACGGTCATCATGCTTTCCGCAACCACACAGACGCTGCATAAGTTTTTTTAGTATATTCATGTCATTCTCCTGTTCTGCCTGTATCACTGCCCACTTCATCCAGCCCCTTAACATCCTGCCACGGCCCGTCACCAAACCTGACCTGCAAATGCTGAAAAAACCCTGAACCCGTGTGGCATCTTTGGGGTCAAGAAAGGTCAGTCCGGTGATGAGCGCACCATCTGTATCCGGGAACCAGCCATGCTGTTTGTCTCAATAATGTTTCCCGGCCCCTGAGGTCCGGTTGCCCCCACCGGGCCAGCCGCACCTGTTTCTCCTTTCGGTCCCTGTGGGCCTGCCGGGCCTGCTGCCCCGGTGTCTCCCTTTGGACCCTGTGGACCTGCATTTCCCGTCAGACCGGTCTCTCCCCGCTCTCCCCTGTCACCTTTCGGCCCCTGCGGGCCTGCCGGACCAGCATCACCTGCCGGTCCCCGTTCGCCGGTTGCCCCGACAGGGCCGGTGTCACCGCGCTCTCCCTTATCACCCTTCGGCCCCTGAGGGCCAGCGGGCCCCTGTTCCCCCTTTGGCCCGGGAGGTCCCACCACGGTGGGGATTCTGTTTACGGCTTCTTCCGCCGCTATCCTGCTTTGTTCCGCTGACTGTGCGCTTTCTGCTGACTCCCGGGCTTTTTCTGCTGCGGTCGTTGCATCCCTGGCTGCATTACCGGCTGCACTTTCTGCCGTCTTTTTTGACAACTCAGCATCTGTTGCACTTTGTAATGACCCACTGGCTTTTTGAGCGGCCGCAGAGGCCGAGGACGAGGACGCCTCCTCTGACTGCTTTGCAGCGGCTGCACTTTCTGCCGCCTGCCGGGCTGACTCCGATGCATCCCCTGCTGAAGTGTCAGCATTTGCCGCGCTCTCTTCTGCCTGACTGGCTGATATGCCGGCATTCCTCGCGGACGTCTCCGCCTCTCCGGCATTCTTCTTCGCCTCCTCAGCGTGACGCGCCGCTTCTTCCACCATCAGTTCAAAACGGCGCAGTGCCTCCGGCCGGACGTCATCCTCCGACATGGCACCGAGAAAATCATTCAGCGTCCCCGGTTGAGAATCTTCATACACGGTGATGGTCCCGGCATGTGACGGCGGGAACCCTTCCACCAACAGAATAACGCTGTACTGACCGTACTCAACGTCCATGCTGTAACGACCGGCTTCATCCGGATTTTCAGAGGCCACCGTGTTCACCACCACCGTGGCGCTGTTACGTCTGGCTTTCAGTTGAATGGTGCAGTTCTCTACCGGTTTTCCTGTGCCGTCTTTCAGTACACCTGAAATCTTTACTGCCATATTCACCCCACAAAAAAGCCCGCCTGAACCGGCGGGCTGTCATAACACTGTGTTACCTGGCTAATCAGAACTTATAACCGACACCCACGATGAAACCGTCAGTGCGCCAGTCGCCACTGCCGGAGCCTTCATAAGCAATATCAATGGCCACGGATTCGGTCGGGTTAAACTGCACGCCAGCCCCCCAGCCAGAGACGTGTTGCTGTGGCGACCGTCATCACTTCCGGTCAGCACATCGTGCGTTTTCCCCTTGTTGTCAGTTACGCGAAGATAATCCCCGGAGAAAGTCGACACACGGCTGTAAGCCACACCCGCCATCGCATACGCGCTGAACCATTCATTCACGCGCACAGACGGCCCCGCCATTACGCTGAACCAGCGGTTACGCACGGAATCTTCATGCCAGCGGGTATCGCTGTAACGGGTAAGCTGGCGATTCTTGTCTCCTGCATAGCTGAATGACGTCACCAGCCCCAGCGTGTCCGTAAATTCATAACGGTATTTCACGTTAATCCCGTTAAGATTATCGCTACCGGGAGCGCTCGTCCGGGCATGAAGATACCCCGCGCTCAGCGTGGCCTGCTGCTCAGACGCCCATGCAGGCGCGCCGGATACGGCCAGACAGATGGCTGCGGACAAAATGGCGGCATAAAGTTTACGCATAATTACCTCTCGCTTTTCTGCAATAAAAAGGCGCCATTTCTGGCGCCCGTATATGGGTTATAAAATTCAGCTGATACTGATACCTGCTGTGGATTTTTTCATCACCACAACCAGCAGATCGCTGATACTGGTTGTTGGTGTCCAGTTATTCGCTCCTGATGAAGATACGGTGAATGTCAGTGTCAGCGTCCCCTGTCCGGCAGGCATATCTATAACTGAGGAAAATACGCCCTGAGCATCCGTTGTGGACTGATTAAAAATCTCCTGACCATTGCGGGTCACTCTTAACCGGCAGGTTGAATACCAGTATGACTGTTGGTTATTACTGTTGAAATTCTCATGCTTACCACCGCGGAATAACACTGGCGGTATCATGACCTGCCGGTCAAACTTCTGATCATCACTGATTCTTACCGTGATGGTGCCACTGGCATAAGTGCTCGTGCGGGGGAAAGACTTGCTGACCGTTTTGACAATATCGCCTTCAATCTGGTTGGCTGACAGTTTCCCCTTAATCTGACAGTTCTCATTAATCGTGACGTTGTTGAGCGTCCCTGAGTTCGCATTCACACTGCCACTGATATCCGCATTTTTCGCCGTCAGTCGCCCGTCCGGCGTCAGGGAAAACGTCGGGGGATTGCCGGACGAGGTGATACTCACCGCAAACAGTCGCTTCAGGAACACGTCGTTCATGAACAGCTGATTCCCCTGCGCCACAAATAACGGCGTGCTGTTGCCGCTCTCCGGATTTATCATCGCGATACGGTCAGCCAGCAGCAGTATGTTGCTCAGTGGCTGGCCATCAGTATCCTCAATCCCTGCACCAATCCCGGCCACATAGGGAATGCCGTCTTTCGTTTTTGAACCTTCAGCATGTACAGCGCAGCCAGGTCATCATTTGTGTCCTTCTGCACGCGCTGTATCTGCTGTATAGTGGCGCTCTGGTTCTCCAGCGTTTTGTTGACCGTCTGTGTGATTTCATTGCGGGTTTCCGTGATGGTGGTCTTCATCTCCGCCATCTCATCCGCAAGCTGGCTGTTGTCTATCAGCTCCCATAGCCCCTGAGCCAGATGCAGTTTTCCTATTTTTTCCCGGAAAAATTCCAGATACCCTTCACCATCATTGCTGGGCTGCCCGCTGACTTCCACAAACGCAGATTTCCCCACCAGGTTGACGCTGCGCACGTAAAACCAGAAA